CCTAGATTTTTACGCATAGATTCAGTGTGGTAATCAGCAAGGTAACGAACGATAACACGGAAAGTATTACGCTCACCTTGACCGCCGCGAATATCACGGAAGTAGAACAAAGCTTTTAAAGCAAGTGTTGCATCTTCTGAAAAGGCGCGTGTGAATAGTGCAATCTTCTCTGCATCTGTAGTAGAACGTAAAGCTCCACCTTTAGCGAAGAAATCAAGTGTAGCACTACCAGTTGTCGCGTAAGACCTAGCACCGTTTGTAGTGAAGGATACGTTTGTAGCATTTTTCAATTCATTCAACATTTGTACATTTCTCCTTTAAATTAATTTACAAGACGCAGTTACTTTTTCCAATTTTCTCATAATAGGATTGTAGTGGATTGCTGTTTGCGTCTTATGCTAGGCACTAATTAGATAACAAAACCTTTGCATAGGTAAGGGTGTGTTGTAGATAATATCTACTAATTAGTTGCTGTGTGTGCCTGAATAATCAGCAAGGTGACTAGGCGGTTTGCGACGAGTGACATAAATCTCTTTTCAAACCGTAAATCAACGAATCAATCTTTCTTAGAACAATGTTTGCTTTTCAGCACCATGTATAGTTAGATTGCTGTGACCGCCTAAGTTGTTGTCTTATAAATATATTATAACACAACTTTTGGAATTTGTCAAGGACAAACTTTTAATCTTTATTTGGGCCTCAATAGATTCCCGATGCTACCAACACTTTATATTATACATGAATTATAACTATTTGTCAAGGATAAACTTTGAAATATTCCAAAGTTCTTCTTCTGTCTGATTGAGAGGGGGCATAGAGAGTAAAAGTTCCTCATACTCTGACTTAAAATCCTTATCCGTTGTCTTTATCATTCGCAACGCCCCCTGTTGTTGAGTTATAAGTATATTATAGCAGACAATCCAATCAATGTCAAGGAAGAACTTAGAACCTTATGAGAATATTGTCTACATAATCATGTTGAAGTAAATCGTCAAGTTGTACATGAATAGTTTCGCCTTGTTGAGTAAACGCATAGAATAATGCACCGCCCTCTTTAAGTTCTTTTAGAAGTTCGACTAGCTTTTCAGTTTCGTCGCCTAACATGTTCTTGTTTAATTCAAATACAACATTCTTAACTTTGCCGCTTTGAAGTAAATCCTTAGCGCCTAATAGAACTTTATACTCAGCACCTTCAACATCAATCTTGATTAGCTCAATATCATGTTCCATACCTAAGAAGTAGCTAATAGGTTCTGCAATGACTTCGATTTCCTCAAATTCATCCGTAGCAAACTGTGTCTTATATAATTCGCCGTGTTCTTTAAGGGAACTGTTGCCTTGATATTTCGTTGATACATGGAAGCCAAGCCTACCTACTTTGTCTGATACTGCACGGTTAATAAGTGTAGTTCTTGTATGTAGCTGGCTTAGATAGATGTTCTCCTTGAGCATATCAAATACCCTAGGGTTAGCTTCATACGCTACCACCTTACCTGTTTCCCCAACGATGCAACCAAATAGCACAGTGAAGTAACCGATATTAGCACCAACATCAATTATAATTTTATCTCTAAATTTCTCTTGGTTATTAATCAACCAGTTAGTTAATCCTTCTTCAATCTGACCGTTTACCATGAGCGTAGGCATTAAGCTCATGTCGGAGCATGAAGCGATTAACCTCATGCCCCAAGCGGTCTTGATTAACATTTTGTCGTTGCCTATGTAAGCACCGTACATTTAATATTCACCGACCTCAAAGTTGTATTTTACGCCGCGAGTTGCAATATTGAACTGTTGCTCAAGAATTTCATCGCGTTTTTCTTCCAAGTTATCACCGTAATGCATTACATAGATTTTGTCGTGCCATTCCCAATTTAGCGTCTTCAAGTCTGACAAGGAAGCATGAACAGGATTCTCTTGATTGAACAATTGGCAATCATGGAATACGGCCTGACAATCATCAGCAAAACCAATGTCAATCAAATCACGATTCAGCAACGAGTCGCCGGAATACAGGATATAATTCCTTTCGCCAATAATGACTCCATAAGACTTCTTGTTTTTGATATGTAATGTCGGAAACACCGAGAACATTACATCATTGAAGAAGAAGAATTGTTCCTCTCTCTCAATAACATCATAAGTAAAGTAGTCTTCAAAGGTCATTGGTCGCGGCAAGTCGCCGTTCATCATAGTGCCTTTTAAAGTTCGTTCCCATAAGTCCTGTTTCAGTTTAATATGCGGGAAAATCAAATGTGTCTTCCTGCCCAATATGTATCGGCTAAAGAAGGCGGCATGTTCAAGGCCGCCAACATGGTCACCGTGCAAATGAGTAATGAAAATTGCGTCTACATCAGCAAAGGTATATCCAAGTTCATTTAAATCGCATGGCGTTGTGCGCCCGCAATCAATAAGTAATTTTTTCGTAATTCCTTTATTCTCCACAAAAACAAGTGCGCTTGTATTGCCGTATTTATGTGAGAATGCACTACCAGTACCTAAGAATTGTATAGTAATATTCGGCATCTAATCACTTCCCATATGCTTTTTTGTAACCCTCAACTTCTTCTTCTGCCTTTTTCTTTTTGCGGAAAAGATTAGACAACACTTGCTTAATTTTGCTAAGCATTGAAACCACCTTTCTTATCCCAAAGCTTGACTACATCAATGAATCCTTCTAAGTCTCTTAGCTCGTCTGGTTGTAAAAAAATCTTCCATTGGTAAGTGTACTTATCAGTGCCCTTCTTGCAATAATAGTCTTGGGTAACTTTAATATCTATTTTTGTACTATAAAGACTTAGCTTTAATACGAATTTCACAAAGTCGCTAAAAATCTGTTTGCTATACGGAGAAATTTGAATCTCAATTGTTTTCCCGCCGTCAGTTGTAGTAAAAGAATCGACATTAGCCACGACTTCATTTAGTAAATCTATTATTTGTTTCCTATAGCCATTATAAGCATGTATCTTACTCTGTACATCTGGTTCTTCATCTTGCTTTTCATGGAAGCCATAGCCTTCGCAATACCCGCAATCCATCCAATTGTCGTCAAACGGACTTCTACGGTCTATAGGCCATCCACCTTTTCCCCCACATACTTTGCAGACCACATTAATCTTATTGTCCATACATTAGACGCGCCCAAGCTTCGGTCGCAAATCCAAGTTGTTGCATTCTCGCAATAGTACGGTCAACAGAGTAGGGTACTCTATAAAATTTTACATGGTTTGTTTCGGTATCGAAAATCACATACGATGCTCTAGGGTCACCATCTCGCGGTTGTCCTACGCCGCCAACATTGATAATTGCTCTGCTATTTCCGATGTAATGCTCCCATTCATCAATCTTAGTATGGTCTGTGCCAAATCTAGGTCGAATGTATTCGATTTCATCACCATTCTCTAGCTCCCAAATAATCGGGACATGAGTATGACCAACAAAAGCAACTTGGAAATCTTCAATCGGATTCTTAAACCCATTGATAGCACTTGCATATGTATCCATATAGGCGAATGGAGCATGTGGCGCACCATGAACAAATAGTAATTTTTCTTCGGTGACATAGCCATATTCAAGGTTTGCTAGAAAGTCACGGTTAGATTTCTTTAGTTGTTTCGCCGTCCATTCAGCACTCTCTACTGCTCTTGGATTCATCGTATAGCGTTCTGTTAGGTTAAAAACAGATTCGTCATGATTCCCCATAAGTATATAATTAAAATTTGCTACCGTAAGTTCGACACATTCATTCGGGTAAGGGCCATAGCCTACAATATCACCTAAATTAACTTTCTTATCTACGCCTTGCGATTCCATATGCTCTAGCACTTTTTGTAGTGCAAAGAGATTACTGTGTACATCGCTCACTATTCCTAATTTCATAAACATCTTCCTCTGTTATTATTTCATGTATAATTCCTTAAATATAATGTTTTCCACTTCTTGTTGCGCGTCTGTAAGCACTTCATTGACTACAACATAGTCAGCATATTGTTCATTTTCTAGCTCAGCGGCAGAATAAATATGAGCAATCCTTCTCTCAATGTCTTCCAGCTTATCCCCGCGTGATAGCATTCTTTGTCTAAGCGTTTCAACATCGGGTGGTTTTATGTATATTACGACAACGCTTTCTTCACCGAGCAAATCCTTAAACTGCTTAATGGATTCAATCGTTGCAGTTGCATGGTATGGTGTTCCGCATAATACTATTTCCGCTAGGAATAACATAGGCGCACCATAATTGTTTTCTGCATATGTAGTCTTAGTCCCAATTAAGCCATTGTTATATAACTTGTCAAAATTCACTTTAGAGATTGTCCTGACGTGAAATCCGTCAATCTCTCCTTCTCTTGCTTCCCTTGTGGCATAGTGTGTTAAAAATTTTATCATAGGCGGTAAGGAATGCTGGATAGTTGACTTCCCGCTCCCACTTGCACCCATGAAGCAAAACAGTTTACTAACAACGGTCACTTCCTTTTGCATTGGCAAGAAAAACTATTTCGGCTGTGAGGTTGTTGATTGTATTATGTTTTGCAACGATTATTGCAGTAAGTGCTTCTGCTAATGTCTTCTGACCTGTGAAGTATAGCTCAAGATATAGCCGTACAACGGAGTCATATTTTGCAATGTCAAGCAACTCAATACTAAGATTCTCATTCACCTTTCTCACCCCTAGTTTTATATTCTAGTTATATTATAACCCATTAGCAATAAATTGTCAAGGACAAACTATTTTTGGTAGAAGGTGTCCACTTTTAATGCTCTTTTCTTAAATATCTTTATGTACTTATCTTTTAAGATTTGTTTTAATACAAATCTTTTATATATATCTTTTATATTATTATTTATATATATTATATATATCTTATATACCCATATAATTATATATATTATACATAGAACAAAGAATTTGTCAAGGAAAAACCGCAAACCCGCGCCACATAAGGGTTTTCGGAAGGGTCAAGTACACTTACTCCTTCTCTGGAAGGGTCAAGTACACTGAACCTTCAATCTACTGAACCTTCAATCTACTTGGCCCTTTACGAAAGGAATAAAAACAATGAAAAATCACATCCAAATCCAGAATCATCCGAACTACGGAATATGTGCTAATGGCAAAGTTATTAATTTAAAAAACAACAGGATTCTTTCCGGCAGTAAAGATAAAGACGGATACTTAAGAGTCTCGCTGGATAATAAGTCACTGACAATGCATCGTTTGGTTGCCGAAAACTTTATTCCGAATCCCAAAAGACTCCCAATAATCAATCATAAAGACGGCAATAAGCAAAATAATTTGGTGGATAACTTAGAATGGGTTACTCATTCACAAAATGTTATTCATGCGTATGCAACAGGGCTAGCGAAGGGAAGAAAAAAGGAATTTTCTGATTCAGACATAGAGACTATCTTTACCTTACGCACAGAGTTTGATGTAAGAGCAGAAGAAATAGCTGAATTTTTCGGTGTCTCTGTGACGCTAATTAGGCAAATCATCGCTAAAAGGAGGTGAATGAGTAAATGGAAAATGAATTACAGATGAATTTTATTGTCAAGACGGCTCAGTTATCAAATGACCGTGACGAGAGAAAAGAAGCAATCGAAACAATCTTAGAGCAACTTAAACCATTCCGATATGCGCTGGCGAAAAAGTTCGCCAATAAAGGTGTTGAGTTTGATGATATAGCGCAACAAATCGACTTGAAATTGGTTGAGGCAATCTATGATTATGACGATGCAAAAGACCCATCAGCACTACGCCATTTGGTATCCAAAACGAGAAACGGGATTTGGAACTATTATCGCAAAGAAATGAACTATTTTGACGAGACTAAAATGACTGTTAGCTTAGACGCTTTGGTAATAAGAAATGAGTTTGGTACGAAGTCGAGTTTCTATGATTTCATTGACGAAGATAAGAATTTTAACGAGGATTTTATCCTTGAAAAGCTAGTCATAAACGAAGAACTGGCGAAGCTTACACCGCGCCAGAAGGAAATCTTGCTTATGTGTTTTGTAGACGATATGACTCAGTATGACATTGCAGAAGAATTAAATATCAATCAAGCAAATGTTTCGCGTGCTAAGAATCGCGGAATAGCAAATATCAAGAATAGTATTAACCCCGAGGGTGAGCAATATGGAACTGCTTAGACATTTGTTCAATCGCTACTTGTGCATAGATAGTGGTTGTATTAATGTTTTCGTGCCCAAGTAATTCTTGGATTTGACGAATATCCATGCCATTAGACAACAGGTGGGTAGCAATAGAGTGACGGAACTTATGTGGATTAGTTTGCACACCATTAGCTTTGCCATATTTAACTACTGCATTGTACATAGTTTTTGTTGTTATTTGTTTGCCAATGTTAACAGGACTAGGGAATAGCCATTCGCTTTTCTCTTTTCTGCCGCTGATATAGTCAACGATAGCAACCAAAGCACCAACCGCAACTGGAACAACTCGCTCTTTGTCACCTTTTCCGATTAATCGTATTTGCGATTCGGTAAAATTAATATCAGAAATCTTAATGTTGACTAGTTCATCAATCCGGCAACCTGTTCCATAGAGTGTTTCGAGTGCCGCTTTATCGCGAGGGCAATCTTCTGCTGAATCAATAATATTGCTGGTTGTTTCAACCGTCATTACTTTTGGCAGACGCTTTTCAAGTTTAGCATAGGCAATATCAATGACTGGATTTTTATCTAGGTAATCTTCCGCGCAAAGGAATTTACAGAAAGAACGAAGTGTAGTCAGCTTCCGATTCCGTGTTGCTGGCTTTGCTTTATGCTCAACCAGAATTGCTAAAAAACTACGCACCAGTTGCTTAGTGATTTGCTCAATTGATTCGACACCCATTTCATTAGAGAACTGTTCGAGGTCGCCCCGATAGTCGGAAAGCGTCTTATTTGAGCAGTTTTTTTCTACTTTCAGATAAGTTATAAATTCATTAATTTTATTTTGCATTTTTTGTTTTCCCCTTCCGATTTAACTTCTGATAATATTTTACCATTTTATTATCGGAAAGTCAAGAGCGCATTTAAATTCGACGCTTTGGAAGATATGTAGAAAGGGAGGGTCTAATAAATGACTGTAAGAAGCTTAACAGAAGAAGAAAAGTTGAAAATCGCTTCAAAAGAATGGAAGCAAACAACTATATATACAAGCAATCCACAAACAGCGGCGAGGGCAAAAAATCTAACTGGCCCGAAAACCGTAGAGGGGAAGATGAAGTCATTGGCTAATCTGCGTACAGGTCAAAATAACCAATCGCAAGCGGCTACGAAACATGGTGGCTACATTATGCGTCTGCTCGACCAAGATGAACAAGAAATGTATCAACAATTCGCAGAAGAATTTAAGAAAGACTACGACATTAACGAGTCTGCCGATAAGACAATTCTCGAACTTGTTCTCATTGATAAAGTAAGACTGTATCGAGTGATGAAGGCTCAGTTTCAAAGTCCTTCAATGGATATTGATAGACCACTAACGGAAATCACAAACAGGTTAAATAAGAATCTTGACGCATTAGGCGCACTGAGAAAACAGCGTATTAATCAAGACGACAAATTAACAGCAATCAGCATCGGTACTCTTGCACAGCAATTTGCAAGGGAGCTTATGTCGGGTAGTTTGCAGGAGGACTTGCAACAACAAAGGGAAGAAGAAGAAGCGTTCTTGAGTAGAAAGAAAGTGCGCGAAGCCCAAACTATTGATGCTGAGTACGAGGTAGTTGAAGAAGATGGCGGCGAAGAAGAATAATAGCCTTGATTTCATTGGTAAGGATACAACGTCCCTAACTGATGAACAAAGGCAAATGGTAGAATTTTTCATAGCAAATCCAGATGTAGCGGCGGCAAGGTTACTTATCCGAAATGATAAGCCATGTCGCCTAGCTGTGCATCAGCGATTAATTATAAGAGGATTGTGGAATCATCAGTTTAATCTACTAATCCTAACCCGTGGTGGCGGTAAAACTTTCTTGCTTGCGCTATATTGCGTACTAAAAGCAATGCTATATCCACGCGAAAAATGTGTAATTGCATCTAGCTCTTATCGTCAAGCACAGTTTACTTTTGACGAGATTGTTAAGTTCCATGATGAATCTCCGCTATTAAGACAAGCAACCGAGAAAGACCCGACCAAAGGGCCAAACTCATGCGAAATGCATTTAGAAGGCGGCTCTAAAATTATAGCTTATCCGCTAGGTGATGGACAAAAGATTCGTGGTGCGCGTGCCAACACATTGGTACTGGATGAAGTAGCACAAGTTCCTTCTGACATTATCAACACAGTTATCTTGCCGATGATGAACACCAAGCAAGACCCGTTTGATACCACTGGTCGTAAGAACCACTTGGTTATGGCAAGTTCTGCTTATTTCCAGTTCAATCATCTATATGAAAGGTTCATGCTGTATCAAGAAAGGATTGACCCTAAATCACCTAAGTACGATACGAACTATGGCCTACATATTTATACAGTAGAAGATATGCCTCCGGGATGGATGGACGAAGCGGTACTTAAAGAGGCAAGGTCAACACTTACTGAACTTCAATATCAAATGGAATACCTATGTTTATTCCCGCCGGATTCAGACGGATTCTTTCCTGCTGGATTGGTTAACGGTGCAAGAAGGGCATCAGTGCTTATTGAAATTGAGGGCGAAAGGGGAGCGCAATATGTATTTGGTATTGACCCTGCTCGTAGCGGTGATAACTTCGCACTAGTAGTAATTCGCCTTGGTATGCCTAATAAGGTAGTAGCTTGTTATTCATTACATAGACACACATTCCCTCAAATGCATGACTTCATTAGAAACATGGTCAGAACATATGAGAGAAATGGCGCGGAAGTCGTAAGGGTACACATGGATAACGGTGGTGGTGGACTGACATTAAAAGACTATCTTGGAGAAGAATATGCTTATTATAATCCAGAAACCGAGAAGTATGTTAACGAAGCGGCACTTATTGATATGGATGATGAAGAACTTCAATATCAATCTGGTAGAAGGATTTTAAGAATGCAAGTTTTCTCTGCTACTTCAATTAACAGCATGAACTATGATTTGCGTGCTGACTTGGAGCAAAGGAGAGTTGTGCTTCCTTCACAACCGCCATCGGCAGAAAAGAAGTATGAGGAAATTTTCTCTGAGATTGATGATATGATTCAAGAGACAATGACTATTGTTACCACTCCATTAAAGAGCGGTATGAGTCACTTCGATACTCCGAAGCAGAGAATGAAGAAAGATAGATACTCCGCTTTCCTATTAGCTTGTCAAGGAGCAAGGGAGCTACAGAGAGATATAGCTGGCCCACCTGTACCTAAACTAGCGAAAGGGTTTGCAAGAACCTCATATTTAACTAATACAGAAAGTCGTTGGTAAAAGTGGGGAGTTTTAGGATTTATTCTTAAATATAATATTAGAACAGAAAGGGGGAGCAGTTGCAATGAGCGATGAACTACAGAAGGCAAATGATAATATCGTTTCTACGCAAGACTTAGGCGAAGGGCGAAAACAAGTTACCTTCTCTGTATCAGCCGATAACTTAAAAGAATATATGGATATGTTCAATGGCACTGAAAATATTCAAATATCTGATGAAGGCTCTCGCGGCAACTATCAACTTGGAAAAGGTAGTGTAATGAGTCGTTATGAACCATCGGCGCGACAAGGCGGTTATCCGTTTACATCAAACGATTCTCCATATACTCAAGTCTACGCTAACCTACCAATTGACCCACACAAGAAGATTAAGCTAGCAGTTGAGTTATATTTTAAAGAGCCAATTGTCGGTTCAGTTATTGATATGATGGTTGACTTTAGCGCAAGCGGCTTCACTAATGAGTGTGATGATGCAGAAGTTAAAAAGATATATGACAAATGGTGTGAAGAAATGAACATCAATGAACTGCTTGAAAAAATATTCTTAGAGTATTACCGTTCGGGCAATGTAACTGTTTATCGTAGTCAAGATAATGCAAAAGTAAAACGCAAAAGGAGAAAGGCAGTTTCCGGCGAGGTAGATATTCAAGAATATCAATTCCCATCTGGATATTCAGTTCTTAATCCAATGAATGTCTATGTTAACGGCTCAATGTTCGCTAACACAGAGCGTGTTCAATTGAAAGTTACTGATGAAATGTCTAATCTATTAAGAGACTCTAGTCCTACTAGTAATACTATTCAAGATATTCCTCCCGATATTGCTAGGGATGTTAGAAATGGCGGTACTTTTGTTACATTAAATCCAGAGCTAACAAGCAGAATTACTCGCAAGAAAATGGATTACGAGCGCTATGCTTCTCCATTCCTTGAGAGAGTATTCGAGCCTATCATGTATAAGGCAAAACTTAGATTAATGGATATGTCAACTATTGAAGGACTAGTTAACCAGCTAGTAACGGTAACAATCGGTGATAAGGATTTTCCTGCCACTGATGAAGACTTAGAAGCAGTAGCGGCATTATTCCAGACTCCTAACAAGGCTTATACTGTTTTCTGGAATCATACTTTGAAAGTTACATTCCATAAGCCAGAAGGTATTGATACATTGACTGGCGATAAATACGCACAGGTTAATGAGGATATTATGGCTGGCCTAGGCGTAAGCCGTTCGCTACTTGATGGCGGCGGTGGAGGAAGCGGTAGTAACTTCTCTAACTCTTGGATTTCGATTCTTTCCTTTATTGAAAGACTTGAAAACGCGAGGAATAAAGTCAAATATTGGATTGAAAACGAATATAGGAGAATTGCTAGGGAGAATGGATTTAAGTCTTTCCCAAAAGTTAGATTTAATAAAATGAACCTACGCGAAGATACATATATCAGCGATGTACTATTGGCTATGTATGACCGTGGCTTGATTGACGAAGAAGATATTCTGACTGAAACAGGTCGTGAATATAACGCTGTAGTCGATATGAAGAAGCGCAATGATAAAAATGCTGAACTATTCTTCCCGCCAGAACAACCGTTCCAAGGTGGAAACTCAGCACCAGCGCCAACAGGCGGCGCTCCAAAAGGAACAAAGCAAAAGCAAAGAAAGACAAATCCTGAATCAAACAGCGGCAAAGCTCCTAAAGCGCGTAAGGCTACAGCATCTTATAGCGAAGCAGAGGAAGACTATGCAAATGAGCTAAGTTCGCAATATCTTTTTATCGAAGCCGAGGTTGAACGCATAGTCGAACAGCACAAGGACGAGGAAGATAGAGTGAAAGAGATTTTGATTGCTAGTGCAATTTTAAGTTTGTTTAAAGTGATTAGCCAAGTTGGTTACAAATATATTGACGACACATTTGACGATGAAATCTCAAATTATACTGAAACCAGAAACACAAGCGCTGTTATGATGCAACGCGATTTAAGGGACTGGAATGATGGATATGTGATGAAACTCGCAAATGACATTATTGAGGAAATTAAAAAAGCCTTTAATAGTGGCAAGCCAATCAATGATGTAATCAATGGAGTTTTCGCGGCGAACAAATACAGAGTTGGATTAATTTCGCAATCTGGCATAGTCGAAGCCGTTAGGCAAGCATCTATTATTGGGAATGAAATGGTCGGAAAGCGAACAGCTATATGGCAAGCTCATTTAGATGATAGAACATGTAACACTTGTCGTGGTTTGCATGGTAGGTCTTTCGGAATAGCCGATGTTCCTCCTAGACCACATAGCGGTTGTAGATGTACATTACATTTTAACTAATAGGTGGTGGAAGCGTGGATTCTAACGAATTACTGCTTGCACAAGGATACCATAGGATGGATGTAGAAGTTGCCGTTGGCGGCTACGAGGAAGTTCCTCAACTTGACCCTGACTTGATGTACATTAAGTTCATCTTATGTCATGCAACCAAGAACGCTAACGGTGACACATTCACCAACGAAGTCCTAAAGCAAGCACAATATACTCCAAGAAATAAACCTGTAGATTGGGAGCATGGTCAACCAATTATCGGGACAATTCTTGATAGTGAGTACAAAGAAGATGCATCTGGCGTAGGCTTTATCGAAGCAACAGGTGTTATCTGGAAGTTTATCTATCCAGAGCTAGCTAGTCAAGTAAAAGAGAAGTCTGCTAACGGTGGACTAAGGCTATCAATGGAGTGCTATTACAAGGATGCTAATTACCAATTGGGTGACCAAATCTTTGACCAAGCGACTGCTGAGAAAATGGGAATCATCCCTTATGTCGGTAGACAGTATATGGGCAAGAGCGTAGCTCGAATCTTCACAGGTGTTGTATTCGGTGGCGTTGGTGTTGTAGCGAATCCTGCTGATAAAAAAGCAGTATTCCTAGCAGTAGCAAAACAATTAGAACTAGAAGAAAATCTGCTTGGTGAAGACGGCCTTATGTCTCAAGAGAAAGCGGCTGAAATTCTAAGAGTGGTAAATGACTTCACAAGGAAAACCGTAAACAAGCAAGACAGCAATGCAATGGCAATCG